GACACTGAGCTGAACTGGCCTCCACTTGATTAATTTTGGGTGGAGGTCTTTTTTTTATTTATTTTACATTTAGCACTTGTATATGCTAGCAAATGCTACTATATTATATATATAAACGAATCAGGGAGAAATAAAATGACACAGGGAATTACACTTACAAGCCAAGAATTATTTAAATCTCAAGCACAAATGTTTAATTTTGAGCTAAACGAAATTCAAATATTAAAGAAAGCATTGCATATGGGCTTCGTTACTAAAATTGATGATGACTTATATTTAGTGAATGAAGATTATGATGATAGCCATGAGTTGGATGATAGACGGAATTATGAGTAGTTAATAGTTTATAAAGTTTCACCAATTGAAACTTTATTTAATATTAATTAAACCAACAGGGAGAAATATAATGAAAACAGTACCAAAATTTTATCAAAGAAATGAAGACAAAGTTTCAGCATATACAGATGTTGATATTACAAATTTACGACCTGTTTTTAAAAAGGCAAAAAATATATGGCTTAAAGAATGGGAAAAGCAAGGTTCTGAAGATGTAGGTTCATGTTGTGGCGGTAAAGGTATCTCAGTTTGGTTTGTTAGGTCGAGGTGTAGGTCAGCAGAGCATGTAAATATTATTAGTTGTTCTTGGGTTCAAGGAAATATCTCAGCTAGTAATTCAGTTAAACCTGCTTTAGAATATTTAAAGTCTATGGGAATTGACTGTAGCTATAATGATGGGTGGATGGATTAATATGGATATTAAGCACATGACATCACACGCATATACTTCAGCATCGGAACGAGGCTCTGTAGATTCTTATTATGGCAGAAGGCCAGAGCCACATTACTACTCTGGTTACGCATACCAGTCAGATAGAGTCGAACGAGATAAAATGACAAAAGGTCAAATTGAGGCGTACCTGACGGCCTACAACGGTCAGGATGACGAAAAGGATTGGGGTTGATATGGATGAATATTCTATTCCAGAGGAGATGAAATATAAAGGTGATAAGTCTTTTATTAAATTTATAGACTCTGAAAAAACTGGAAATATTTTAAGTAAAGATGTTAGTGGAATGAGTTTTGTTGCAAAAATTGTAAACAGCAATAAAATAAACTCAATACGTCACATTATAATAAAAGATATTGGCAATATATCTTTAGTTGCAATGTGGGTTCGTACAGATAGCTTTGAAGTTATAGAGGATGAAAAGTAAATTAATTAAAGAGAATTTCCCTGAGAGAAAGAGCCTCACTTCGGTGGGGCTTTTTTTTTGTGTAAATACGTGTATATTAAAAAAATAACAGCTTACCACTGAAAAAGAGGTTTAAAATATGAATAAACAATTTGAGCAAAACTGGCCTGCAACTCAAGTTTACTTAACACCTACCGATAAATTAATACCGTATGCCCGAAATAGCCGCACACATAGCGATGAACAAGTTTCTGAGATAGCTGCTAGTATTAAAGAATGGGGCTTTACAACGCCAGTTTTGGTAGACGAAGAAAACACCCTGATAGCTGGACACGGTAGATTACTCGCAGCACAAAAGCTTGGACTGGATCAAATACCAGTAATGAAAGCTAAAGGTTGGACGGATGCACAGAAGAAAGCCTACGTTATAGCAGATAACAAGCTAGCTTTAAATGCAGGTTGGGATGACGAAATGCTAAGAATAGAGCTTGGTGAATTGCAAGACTTAGATTTTGATCTTAGCTTAATGGGTTTTGATGAAGACGAAATTGCAAATTTATTTCCAGAGTTGGAAACAGAAGGACTTACAGATGAAGACGCTGTTCCAGAGGTTCCACAGATACCAGTAACAGTCGAAGGTGATGTCTGGGTTATGGGAAAGCATAGGTTAATGTGTGGTGATAGTACTCTTATTGACTCCGTTGAAAAAGTAATGCCAGAAACTGCTAACATGATATTTACAGATCCACCTTATTTAATGGACTTTTCTGGAGGAATACACGCGGATGGATCTAAATCTTTTAATGCTAGTCATGGTAAAATAATAAATGATAAAATGTCAAAGGAAGAAGGTAATGACTTTCTTGATGATATCAATTCAATTATTAAATTAAAAGTTGATGGAGCGTTTTATATTACATTTTATCGCCTTGGTATCGATCAGTATTATGCAAGTTTTAACCGTGTTGGATTAAAGTGTCGGTCATTAATTATCTGGGATAAAGGTAATCACACACTTAGCAATAGTGATTATATGAGTATGTATGAGCCAATGTTTTATGGGTGGGTAAATAACCATAAATTTTACGGTGGTAATAATGGAATGGATATCTGGCGTATAAAAAGAACATCTAAAAACGATCTACATCCAACGATGAAACCAGTAGAGCTTTGTGAAAAAGCAGTAGAAGATGGAAGCCAAGTAAATGGAATAGTTTTAGATTTATTTGGTGGTTCTGGATCAACTATAATTGCTTGTGAAAAGAAAAATAGGGTATGCCGTATGATGGAGTTAGATCCTAAATACTGTGATGTAATTGTACAACGATGGCAGGAATTTACAGGTAAAAAAGCAACTCTAGAAGGCACAGAGCAAAGCTTCGAAGAGCTAAATAATGAGCGTTTAGAAGGAAGTTCGTTATAATTCAGAATTTATGTTATAAAAACACTAAAAAAGAAAACGGTGGTTAAAATGCCAAAAGATAAAATTGAAAGTACAACGGTAGCCAAGCGAGGTCCAAAGGGTGCGTCTAAACCCCTTACAGATAAAGACTTTCAGAAGCTATTAAACATGGTAAGAATACAATGCACTATGGAAGAATGCTGTAGTGTTTTAGAGATGTCAGATACTACTTTAAATAGACGTTTAAAGGAAATGAATTACAATAATTTTGAAGACCTCTATAAAAGACATTCAGATGAAGGGCGAATGTCGTTAAGACGTATGCAATGGCAGAATGCAGAAAAGGGTAATTCTACAATGCTTGTCTGGCTGGGTAAGCAGTATCTTAACCAGAAGGATAAGTCTGAGGTTCAGTCAACTGTAGAGCAAAGACATGTCATAGATTTAACAAGGATATCTGATGAAGAATTACAATCAATTGAGGCAGCGTTTAGCAGGATTGACTCTGGAGCAAGTGAGAGCGGAGAAGTACCGCAGATCATTGAGGGAGTTCACGAAAGCTAGTTGGCCTAGTATTGAGCCAGCTCAGCCATTTATAAACAACTGGCATATCGATGCTATCTCTGACCACCTCCAAGCAGTGGTTGAGGGTGATATTAAAAGATTAATAATTAACGTACCTCCGAGACACATGAAGTCGATCTCAGTTGCCGTGGCACTGCCAGCCTGGGCTTGGGCAAGACAGCCAGATATGAAATTTCTTTACGCATCTTATGCTAACTCTTTGTCGATTAGGGATAGCGTTAAGTGCCGTCGATTAATTGATAGTCAGTGGTATCAAAATCATTTTGGACATATGTTTGATTTAACGTCAGATCAGAACCAGAAAATGAGATTTGAAAATGATAAGAGTGGTGCGAGGATTGCTACTTCAGTTGATGGGGCGTTAACTGGGGAGGGTGGCGATATTATTATAATCGATGATCCACACAACATTAGGGAAAGTGAATCTTCGTTGGTTAGGCAGGGTGTACTTGATTGGTGGGATCAGGCTATGCAAACTAGATTAAACGACCCTAAGACTGGAGCCTTCATTATTATACAACAGCGTGTACACGAGAACGACTTAACTGGTCACATTCTGGCTAATGAAATGGAAGATGAGTGGGATCACTTAATGTTACCAGCTCGATATGAGGTAGGTCATAAAACACCAGGCAAATCATCTTTAGGCTTTACTGACCCCAGAACTTATGAGGGTGAACTGTTATGGCCTGAACGTGTCGATGAAAAAACATTAAGCAATTTAGAGAGATCCCTTGGTAGCTACGCAAGTGCTGGTCAGCTCCAGCAGAGACCTTCACCAAAGGGTGGTGGTATTTTAAAAGCTTCTTGGTGGGTTCCTTGGGAAAATAAAGACCTTCCAGATATCGAGTACGTTATTCAGTCTTGGGATACAGCGTTTAGTACAAAAGAATCTGCTGACTATTCAGCTAGAACAACGTGGGGTGTATTTAAACACAAGGGATTGATGAGCGTGATTGTCTTGGAGATGTGGTACGATAGGGTCAGTTATCCTGACCTAAGAAGGATTGCACAGGAGGCTTATGAAGACTGGGAGCCTGACGCAGTTCTCATAGAAAAAAAGGCTTCAGGTCAATCACTACTGCAAGATCTGCGTATGGCTGGCATCCCAGTGCTTGAGTATTCTCCTGATCGAGATAAGCAAGCTAGAGCGCACGCAAGCTCCGCACTGTTAGAAGATGGAAGAATCTTCTTCCCTTCAGATCGCAAATGGGCTAAGGATTTAATAGATATATGTGCAGCCTTCCCAGCAGGTGGCAATGACGACATTGTTGACACATGCACTCAAGCTTGGTTAAGATTAAGAAAAGGTTGGTTTGTAACGCACTCTGATGATGAAGAATACGACGAGTACCCTGAGCAAAGAAGGATGACAATGTATGGCTAGATCCCCAACAGTTCCTACAGAATTAGCACCATTCGCTGAGGGAACGCCCCTCGATGATT